GATAGCGTCACCCACATTGCGTAGCTTGACGTAGGCATCACACCTTCCCGCATAGCCTGCGCCGACAAGACCCTTTTCGCACCAGTAGGTTTTCTCAACGTTTGCATCGGCCCACTTCTTAAATGTTTCGATGTATGGAGCAAGTGTTTCATCTCCTGATATAGGTCTTCCGAGTAGGATGTTTTCCATTTCGGTATGCATTTTTGTGCCGTGTTCCGCCGCCTTGCTTGTCGATTCTTTCGAGTCTTTAACGACCCGCTTTGCGTATTCTTCGAGTGTTTCATTTTCCTCCTTTGGCAGCGTCAAGCATGCCATAATTGCCTGTTCAATTTTCCAGTTCGTCAACTGCGGTTTATCCAGAATAGATAGAATGCTTGTTACACTAGGGTACAGAAGCATCTTCCTGGCATCTGCCACAGTCGTGTTACGGAAGTTTCCATTCTTTCCCATGATCGTATGGGCGGATTCACCTTCAGCCGTATACCAATGACCCGCCTGATCGCTGTGGACCAGACGGGTATTGGATGGCTCCTTACTCGTAATGGTAAGTGCCATATAACTTAGAACGGAACGTTTTCGCCGTTGCCGTCTTTGTCTCCGATTTTAACAGAACCAGCGGTAGATTCAGTTGCTCCAAATTCTTTAGATGCACGAATCTTATCCTGCAACCATTCCGGCATGTCCTTGAACTGACCGCCTTCCTTCTCCTCAATCTCGTAATACATGAGATCGTTGGTGGTTTTGGCAGGAGCAGTCATGCCCTTGGGAAGCTTGGAAGCTCCGGCAATGGCGCAGTATTGCCGCCCCTGCTGGCTGGTCTTGTGGATCAGCGTCAGCATGGCTGGCTTGCCAAGAAGGTTCTTTAAGCTGAATGCCTTTAGCTCTGCTGCCGTGAATGTCTGACCGCGCCATTGTTCGAGCAACTTCCGCAGGCTGGCTTTCTCGCCAAGGCTACGGGTCTGTTCGATGGATACGACCATCGGCTTGCTGATCTTGGTGCGCTTGCCTTTCTCCTCAACCTCGAACTCATCCGTTTGATCCGGAAGCTCGAATGTAAGGCGAACCTTGGGGGACCATTTCTCCTGGCCGTCCCAATTCGTTTTCTGGTGACCAAGGTCGACCAGGCTGTAAAGAACGCCAACTGTTGCTCCGGCTTCGGGCAACTTGCGTTCCGTGTTTTTTGATGTTTCACTTAAGGTTAGTGCCATGTTATCTCCTTTATTTATTTGGGTTTTGTATTGGTTGTATGTATGTGGGGTGAAGTTCGTCAGGCTTTTTAACCCAGAATCCTCCGCCTACTGCGGTGTGGGTTAAGGCATTGGCATGCTCGATCTCCATGCGAGGAGGAGCAATTGTTCGCGCAAGTTCACAAATGTCATCGGCTGTCAAAATGACCAGCCACTTCTTCTCTCCGTTACGCCGGAAGAACACCGCTGGGATCTTTCCATTCGGACAATCGCGCATGGCCTGCTGCATCCAGGCTTCCGGCTTTAATTGCTGGCAACGCTTGCCCTCAATGTGAAAAGGAAAGTTCTCGCAAACCACATCCCCGCTACCACCCTCTGGATTTCCGGCATACTGCTGGCTACGGCGAGCCTTCTGCCAGCCCTGCTCCCGCAAGTATCCCGCCAACTCCCGCTCTCCCGCTGCGCCCTTTGCCCTGCTATTGATTTTTCCCATCCGCTGGTTCTAGCGGAACAAACCATATCGCGTCAACAACCAAATTTAATTACGATAATACTTATTAGCTTCCCTAATATCCCTGTTGAATTGGCGCATCATTTCGTAAACAGTAAGACCCTCTTTAACTTCTGGATTCTTATTCAACCATGCAATCGCTTCATCGAAGGATTCAACATCCCTCATGGCTTCCTCAAACTTTGCCCATGCTTGCTCTTCGGTCATAGGTTCTGAAATACACGCCAGCCCTGTCCTGTCGAGGGACAAAGTTTTGTTGTCAAAGTCTTGCACTTTGCAATTGGCAACAACCAGAAAAGATCATCATTCATCGCCCAGCATGCAACGTAATCCACTCCGGTAATTGGCCGCTTGGGAATGTTAAATCCATTTCCAATTGATGTAGTAAATCTGTATTTGGTTCGCCCATGTTCGATTGCCTGGGCAGTCTTTACCTGGAGCCGGTGAAACTTTCCATTCTTTTCGGCCACCAAATCATATCCTGAAAAATCCTCATATGGTTCAAGCACATTGTAGCCACATCGTAGCAACGCGCCTGTAACGCGAGCCACTCCAATTGCACCAACTTGTCGAGAGCCTAATTTCATGCTTGACGGATTTAGATTTGTCCTAGAGACTTTTCACCATGAAAGCAATAATAATGATTTTAGTGACGGCGATGCTGATGGCATCGGCGATGGCGGATGATTTTGATGGCGGTGTATACGATTCTGGATATGCCGTGTTCAGCGGAGGAAAAGGTTTAGCCATAACATCGAATGGATTAATAGTAAATGATGGCATTTTAAAGCTTACTCCAAATGGATGCTATTCTTCATGCGGCGATGTTTATTATGGTGGTAATGAAATTGTAACAAAAACAGGATATCTTTATTATGGATCTAATGGAACAAAGGTACAGGTTGGGGATTATTATTCTGGAACAGCAGGATCAACATATGTATTTGAGAATGATACAGAATAACTAGCCTCCTCCAAATGCTGACAATCTATTGTTAATTCTATTTTCAAGTCCAACAATAAACTTCCTTCTTCTTGGATCTGCCGCGGCTCTTGCTCTTTCATCATTTAATTGCGCTTGGCTTGCCGCAATCATAAGGTCTTTGGGATTTACGCTTCCGATTGCTGACAATGTTTTAGGTCCGATTGCACCATCAACAGCCACATTCTGGCCGAGGCTTCTCAATCCCTCTTGAAGATACTTTGTTGCACCGCCCATTCCACGATTAAACGCGAGATCCTGCGCGAATGGCTGGATGGCTTGCGGAAGTTGTGATACGAGTGGGGCTGTGTACTGGCTGATGTATTCGGCTGCTGCCGCTTCCCTGTCTTGGGCTGGCAATCCAGCGATCTTTCTGAATGCTTCTGGATGGTATCTGTCATTGATTCCAGCTACCTCATAATCTCCACCCATATCCCCCTCTGGCAAGGCGTATACGGAAAGATTGCCCTTCTTGTCCCGCCTACCCTCCCAATTGACTGTGGTTTTTGCCGCATTCAGTAAATCAAAATTTGATGCACCTACTGATGGCTTTATTTCCGGTTCAATGACATCAAAGCCAAGATCAATTTTATCCTGTTTCTTTACTGCCATGACCGGTTGTGGCTGTGGTTGTGGCTGTGGTTGTGGCTGTGGTTGTGGCTGTGGTTGTGGCTGTGGCTGAATATTATCCTGCATCATCTTCTCGTATCGTTCCATTTTATTTCTCCTTTGGCTTCAAATATTCCCTATTATAATTCAAGAATTGTCTTTTTCCGTCTTCGGCTCCGCGTTCGTACGCTCTCTGCAATGCCTTAATTTTAAAGTCTGGCTCCATTCCATCAAATGTTGGACTTTCAAAAAGCTTATCAACAAGAGCCTTTCTTCTTTGGCCAACATATTCCTGGTAAATTGCATATTGGTTTTCATCAAGCTTATATGTCACTTTTTTATCCATAACATTTCTGGATGGCACAGATGGCAGGGTATCTGGATTATTTGTTTCTTTCCAAAGTTTATATAATGAAAGATTTGTATCATCACTTGGAACCATGCGTGACCTTGTGACATCTAGGAAATTATAAAGAAATGGATTTGCCCCTTCAGGAGTTTGCTTGATTGGATTGCCCCACATATCTCTTTTTAGTGGAAGCTCTTCCGCGCCAACTGCCTCGCGCGCAAACTCTGGCATTTTTGACTTAATAACATTTGCAAATAGTTGCAAGCTATTATCCGTTCTTGTGTCAATCATATTCTCTCTGCTTGCCTTGTTAAAGGCTTGCAATGTATTCGGGAACGGAATTGATGAAATTGTTCCATACAATGATTCAAGATAGCTGTCATAATCTTCTTTTGATATTGCATTAAGAAGAGTATTCGTACTTTTTAGGAATGTTTGATTAAGGGTATAGCTTGCAACTGATGGCAAGCCTTTCAATGTAACATCCATCATATCTTCAACTAGTCCGGAACCCTCATTTTTGCTCAGAACATTTGAGTAGACATTAAATATTGTTCCAAGATAACCAAAGTTCTCAAAGCTCCACATTTTATCATTGGGTTGAATTGTTGGATCTTCTCCATTTAATAACCTATTCAATCCAGACATGTTCAGCGTATTAGGTGGTTGTGTTTCATATTGCATTCCACGTTCTTTTGCTGATTTAGGTGCAGATCCAACAATAATTCCTGCCCTATAAAGTCCCGCTGCCGCGCCACCAATTACTGTCCCAACAATCCCGCTGGCAGCCATTTCCAATGCCTTCCTTCTGTCCCCCTTGCTTGCATAATATGCGCTTTTGGTAAATGCCAATCCAGGCACGGCCAAATCTACAACATCGGAAACAACATTAACTGGAGTTTTTGTGTACGGCGCAACAATTGATTTAATTAATGGCCCAACTGCTGGTATTCCTTTTACCGCATTCGCCACAACTCCAATTACAGATGTAAGTTTTGTATCCTGCTGGAATGTTGCCTTGGCAGCCTCATTTGATATTCCCTTTAACTCGCCTTTAGTGGGAAACTTTACACTTGCCAATACTTCTTCTGGATTCTTACCGGCCAGTATTGCCTGTTCTGCCAACAAACGCCCCTCTGCCACTCCCCTTGCCGGAACGTCACCAAGAGTTAACGCCCTTCCTACTGGTTCCGTATACAATCCAATTGTTCCTTCTACAAACTTTCTTAATCTATCGACAAGTTGGACATTGCCCTTGGCATTTGTAACCATGTCCTTCCCTGTGAGTGCTTGGGCAAACGATTTGAATACCCTAAATCCTTTTACACCCTCACCAGCCAAAGCCGAAGAAGCGGGAATACCTTCACCAAAGAATGCGCGAATAGCTTCTTTTGTTTTTTCAGCACCGCGCATCATTGCTCCTCTTGTTGTAAGTGGAGATTGAACCATTGTTCTGGGTTGCTTTGTCACATAACTGATTACTGCATCGCCAGCAGTTGCAAGGGATCTCACTCCTAGCTGGCCAACTGCCCTAGCCACATTGAAGACTGGATTTTTAACAAGAGATAATGGGCTTAAAAGCGTAAGTTGAATTGCCTGTGGAAGTATTTCGCCAAAAATCTTTTTAGGCAAAAGACTTTCAGAATATCTTTGTAATTGTATCGTTGCTTTGGCTGCTGCATTTCTTGCATTTTCAGCAATAATAGCTGTTGCATCTGTAGGATTTGATCTATAATTTTTTTCAGCATCAATTAAAATCGCCTTTGCTTTTTTGCTGGCATTAAACAATTCAATAATCTTGTTTTTTGCATAATCCGGAATAATTCTTTTATTTGCTTCGGCTGTTTTTATAACGGAAGCCAAATATCCAGCTGGGGTTTTTAGGTATTCCTGTATGTTTCTTAATCCAAGTCCATATGAAGAAGCTGCCTTTACAACCTCATTCCAATTAATTGAGGCAGAATATGGGTCGGAATCAATTTGCCTTGCAAATAATAGTGCATTTGCACCATCTATTTCAGATTGATTATTAGATGATGCAATTGGATTACTTCTTGCAATCTTATTTAATTCTTCATCAGAAAGCTCTTCAAGGTTTTCACGAATAGCACCTACTGGAACATTTTTCCTTACTGTATTCGGCTGAAGCGCAACCTCTGCTTTGGTTTCCGTGGGAACATTTTCAGATTTTAACACTCGTTCAGCCGTCTTTGCTATTTTAGATCCTTCTGGAACTTCTGGCATCTTAAACTCTGGACGAGTTGTACCTGGTTTAAATCCTTCCTCGCCAATGGCCCCGGGGCGAATTGGTTGCTTGCCTTCTGGCGAAACTTCTAGTGCGCCTCTGATTAGCATTGTCTCCGATCCTTCTTTTGAATGAGGCAATGTTATTCCCTCAATGCCTTGTTTTTTTAGGGAATCAAATACTGGTTTGTCGAGCAAGCCAGATTCAGGTGGAATTTTGTTTGAGATTGAATTTCGCAATATATTGGCAAGCCTAACCTCTCCAGATTCCCTCAAGTCAGCCTCAACAGCAGATAAGGTTTTATAAAAATTATCTGGATTTCTCCAGTCAATAATTCTGTCTGTCGGTATGTTTATCTCGTAAATTTTCCCCTGCTCTGCCAATGCTTTTTTGTATGCTTCGATTTTTTCAAGCGCAGAACTTGCTTCATCAAATTCTTTTGATGACAAGAATTGATCTGGGTTTGCAGTTGGATCTTCTCGAAGACCCTTTCTATACATATCGTAAGACAATCTCTCTTCACTTGTTAATCCAACTTTATTTAAGTCAACATCCTTTGTCCTCGATAGCCTATATGAAGATGAAACATCTTTTGATTCAGACACAAAAACAAGTCCTCTTGCATCACTTTTTATGTTTTCAATAGATGTTGCTGGAGATCCATGATAAAATGTTTTTGTTGGAACATTCTCGGTTGCCGCAGTAGCAGCTTTTGGAACAATAGTTTCTGGAGGTTGTGGTTTTACTTGTAAGGAAGGAGTAACCTTCGGTTGCATCAATTGTTGCAATTTATCAATACTCTTTGTAGGACCAGACAATCCAGCACCAACAACCATAGGAGTTGCAATCTCAAGCGATTTTGTGGCTATTGGGAATCTTGCAATATCAGCTTCGCGCAATCTCTGATAGTCTGCGTAACCCTTCTCTCCGGCCAATATCCTTGCAAGCCCAGCCTGCCCCATCTTTCCTGCCTCATATCCAGCAGTTCCCCCAACAAGGCCACCCGCAAGAACTCCAGCAGGACCACCAACTGTACCAGCCGCGGCACCAACCAATGCTCCTCCAACTGCTGCAGCACCAGGGATGATTTGCTCGCCTACTGATCGCAATGACGCACCAAGAAGAGTTGGAGGCCTTTCTTCAATGCGAACGATCTGTCCATCCTTTGCCTTACCAACTGCAAAACCAACTCCCTTCTCCTTATCAAATCCTGACGATACAGTAAGCACACCCTCATCCATCGCCTTCCTTACCGCTGGCAATGCTTCCGGTTGAATTAATCCTTTCTTGATCGCCTCCTCGGTTGGTGCATACCCAGCGGATATAGAACCATCTGGCCTTGTCTCTGGAGGCAATGCCTCAAGAGCATCTGTTGCCTTTAGCAATGCATCTTTGGGAGATAATCCAGACTGAATGTTTTTGTTTAATTCATTATTAAGAAAATCAGCGCGCTCAGGAGCGTAAACATCAAGTGGATTCCCACCCTGCGCAACATAGTCTCGCTTTATTTGAGACAGGTATTGCCTGTCTGGCTCAATTACATCAAATGACTCGGAAGGAGTTGGTTGAGTTTTCTCTGGCTCAATTACATCAAAACCAGCATCTTGCTGGTTTTTTCTTGCCTCTGGTTCAATAATGTCAAACCCCAAGTCGGGACTTGCCATTGTATTATCTCATCCTTACTTTGCCGACACCTTGAATGTAAACAATATCTCCAGCTTTTGCGCCAGCATTAATTGCCTCGTCTCTTGATTTATATGTAGGAACGGCCTGTTGCGGCTGTACTGCTGGTTGCGTCTGTTGTTGCATTTGTGATGCTGGTTGTGGCTGGGATGGACTTACTACAGAAGGAACACCATAGTTTGCTGGCATTTGCTGTGATTGAATTGACTGCAATTTCATTCCAGCAATATTTCTTTTTTCTTCTGTTGATGCTATTTTGTTTTCAATATCTTTAGTTTGCTGTGCATATGATTTACCAAACAAAGCACCAGGCAACCAATCTGGACCAGGTTTCTCTCCGCCCATCCAACCAGCTTTTGCTGTAGCAATATCATTTTTCTTTTGTAAATTTTGTTCTAGCTCAATCTCTGCTGCAGCTAAATTTGCTTTTGATTTCGTATAATTTGCTTGCTGTTGAATCTGCCAATCCATTTGTTTCTGCCTTACCCATTCCTCCTTCTGCTCGCGTGGCAACGATGCGAATGGGATTGTGTCGCCATTTGCATCAATCTTGAAATTTTCATTTGGCAAAACTTGATTCGACCTAATAATATCCTTCTCTTGTTGATTTTGTGTGTATGAATTTAATGTTGCTCTTTGTAGTTGTTCGGATAATTCAGCCCTACGCAATGCATCTTTATCCCCAAAAGTTTGGGGAAACATTGCCGCCAAATCCATTGTAATTTTACCCATAAATCTCCTTAAATAGCTATATTAGGTATCAAAGATCCAATTCCAGATGCAATTGCACCAAACTGTTGCGCTCCTGAAGGCTGGCTTGCAACAGCGCGAGTATAATCTCCATATGTCTGAGCCTGGTAATTTGACATTGTATTGTAAATGTTTGCTGCCTGGCCGCTCATCTGAACAGGAATTGCAGGATTGGTTGTCTGGTAGAACTGGCTTGCATAAGGCTGGGTATTGAACTGACCAGGTTGAGCCTGGTTAGCATTGACATAATTCTGGAATTGTCCCTGCTGGTTTGCAAGACGTGCGTTGCCAAGGTTGTACAGCGAAGGTCCTGATGCCACAAAACCAGCAGCCGCTCCCAACCTGTTCTGTAAAAGAGCATCACGGAACGCCAGATCGGAACGTAATGCATCTCCGGTTGACTGACCAGAAGCCAAGAATTGCTGTGCCGCACCATAGCGTGCAAGCTTGCGAGCCTCGCCAGCAGCACCGATCTGCGCAGCCTCCTGTACTGCCGGTCCAAGACCAAAGATGTTTCCACGGGCAGTCTGTGCTGCCCTTGCCGCTTGTTCGTATCCACGCCGTTCTTCTGCTCCAAGCGTGGAGCCAAGTCGAAGCTGATTGACTGCTTCCTGTTCAAGCGTATTGCGAAGTGCTTCGGTCTGTGGAGTTGTAGTCGCACCAATATCCTCTGTGGCCATCTTGCGATACTGCTGACCAAGGCCAACAGCAGTCTTGTAGGCTTCAGGATCAATCTGCTTTAGTTGCTCTCCAGCTCGTTCTTCCGGAAGTTTAACATATTCACGAAATGCCGTGATCTCTTTTAATCCAGAAGGATCTTGGGCTGTGATAGGCTTGAAATCTTTAATCTGTGTATTAGCCGTAGAAATTGCATCATTGACGCTTTTTAAATCAGACTGCAATTCGCTGATGTATTGCTCGCTGGTTGTGCGCTGAGGGCTGTCTTTTGGCAATCCCTCTAGAAGCTTATTTGCCGTGTCAATCCTCTGCTGAATTCCGGCAACCTGTGCATTCCCTCGATCAACAACCGAGTTTAACTTTGCAAGCTTAGTTGTGTTGTAATCGTTGATGATGTCATCATCAGATACTTGGAAATTTAATTTAGACGCAAGGTCGGATGCGCCGTAATTGCGATCAGCCGAAAGACCACCAACAATATTTGAGTTTTTAGTTCCATCCATATTTGTTGCTGGTTGTCCTCTCAATCCCGCAATCTGCTGGGCTAGACTATTGTATCCCCCCTGCGTGTTGACAAAGTTATTTATCTTTTCATCAGCCGAAAGGTTTCCTGCTTTTTGCGCATCTCCAACAGCCTTTGCCAATGATTCTTGCTCCATGTTGGCATAGCTGTTTAGATAATCTGAAAGAGATTGACTTTTAGTCGATGCAAACATTTCCTCGCTGGTTGTCTTGTCGCGCGACTGAATATCACCATTTTTATCAACGTAATATTCTTTATACGTAATTGTTCCGCGACCAGCTTTACCTTGTGCTGGATTGTATGATGGCATAATTAAATTTCTCCAGCCCTAAACTTCTGCGTTGTGATCTTCTTGGCTTCTTCGTTTCGAGCAATAAGACCAGCAAGATCCATGTCATAAGTAGGATTGGCAATGCTCTTTGGATTGATGCTTCCCATGTAATCCACGGGAGCGACAGTACCAGGACGAGCAACATTCTGCTCAACCGATCCATATGGGCTTGTTCCATAGAGACGCTCAAATTGCCTAGTCATCTGATCACCAAGACCGCGATTCAACGCATAAGCCTGTGGGCTTTGTTCATAGGAACGGCGAAGATTTTCAAGTGTGCGCTGACCGCCATATTGACGCTCAAGTTGTAGCCCAGACTGCACCTGTGCCTGCGCATCAGCAGCAGCCATTTGACGTTCCAACTGCCTTTGTTCCGGCATGTACTTTACGCGAAGCTTATTCTCAAGCTCGGCAAGGTCAGGAGCCTTTTCAATGTAGGTTTCCAAGGAAGAACGATAATTAAGCGCGTTGGCCTGCGCCGATTTAAGCGGATCGGGAGGAGGCGGAGGTGCAGGAATGGATGGCGAGCCGCCCATTAGCGTAGTGCCTTTCTCATAAACTTCATGTAATCATACTCCTTTGGTTTACCGGAACGATTGAAAATGATCCGCTTGCGAGGACCAAAACGCTCCGCCAGGAGCAACAGCAAGCATCTCAAGGATTTAGCACCTTTTGAGGAGATCGTCAAGTCTACAAAGACATTCTCGCCATCTTCGCTATGCACATAATGGTTAGGCTTTTGCCCGTCTTTTACGCACCTAGCCAAGGCTACTCCGGCAATCTCATCCCCATCCCGTACAATCCCGACCATTCCCTGCTTCTCAAACCATCCAAACCATTCGGCCAGGTTATACCACATACCCTCTGGAACACCGCTTTGCTCGATGTACTCAATAGCTGTCATGTCACCAGTTCTTGCAAGACCAATACCTAGCAGTCATTTTGCTTGGTGGTTTTGAATCGCACCCGTGCCTAGCCCTAAAGCTACGCCTGCGATCTGGATTGTTTTTCTTAATCTTCATGTCCGGATCGCCGTATCGGATAGTCTTGGACTGACCATTCTGGCAGGCGCGGACAACAAACTTCTTGCGCTCGCCTGGAGTACGCCTTGGGCTGTTACAGGGCAATTCGCTCATAGTGATTTCTCAAGCTGGATTGTGTCGGGATTGGCCGCAGCCGTAATCTGGCGCAGGGACATCTTATTTGCCGAAGAACGAATCTTGATATTAAGCAAACGCCATTTGTCGTAAGAACGCAAATCGCTTGCAACTCTCTTCTTGAGGGATGTTGGCAAGGTTGCCGGTAACGTAAATGGAAGTGTCAAAACTGCGCTTGAAATATTAAGGTTGGGCTGAACCTCAATATCACCAACATCAATATCCCTTTGAATGGATATGTTTGTATCCGTTGAAAATGAATCTCCAAAAATTATTTCAAAATAGCTTCCATGCTTGTATGCAAATGGATCGCCAAATTTGTAATCTCTGGTACGAACAACTGATTCGTAATTGTAGGTTCCAGTTGAAGTAGTGGTCGTTGTTCCGGTTGAAATAGTATAAACACCATAATCAATATAATCGTTAGCAGTTGTTGCGGACGGTGCTTTATATCCTCCATAGGTAGTAATCTCCCCCGTGGTTGATTTAAGCATCAATCTTAATCCTTGATCTTGGAAATTTGCTATTGCAAAACCTATTGCCTTCCAACTCCATCTACCCTCAAAGCATTTTAAAATTGTATTATAAACAAGCACCGAATCATTGAAATCATTTGCACCAGTTGGATAGGCCAAGTAATACCTATTATCGTAAAAAGCTCCTTGGCATATATTGATCTTTGCAATATTTATTTCTTGGATTACATCTTTTACTGGTTCTGAAAGTGGCAATCCAATGGATGTGAAATCATCTGCCATTGAGCGTACGAGAGAGCGAATGCCATCATCACCAAGAAAGAATATGTCGCTGTTTACTTGGACTGCTGATGCTTCTGCAATACAACCCACATTATTTGAAATAAGCTGAATAGTCCAATCAGCGGCAGTTGTCATGTCCGGTGGAATTGTGATTTGGAATATCCGTCTCTTCTTAAAAACAATAATGCGATTTTGATAGTAAGGAACAATTGCAGTAATTTCATCACCATCATCTGCATTTACAACAACGCTATTTTGAGCGTCCCAGATTGATGCATCAAGAATATCAGAGCAATAAAGAGTATTTCTATCATCACCAGAACCAACTCCAAACAATCTATTTCCTGTATTAATTAAAAGTCTTAAATTTTGAGGAGGAGGGCTTACTGTTGCTGTAGCGGCTGCGCCATTCCCATCCCCAACAAAAGTAACTGTTGGTGTAGTTGAGTATCCAGATCCACCATCAACAACGGTTACTCCTGTTACAACCCCTCCGGCAACTGTTGTAATTAATGTTGGAAGTTGACCTCCCCAATCTGGTCCGGTAACAATTGCAGTTGCACTTGTATATCCTGTGCCGCCGCTTGTAATTGTGATTGCCCTTAGCTTTCCGCCCTGCCGTGTCGCAACAACTCCATCATAATAATATAATGAACCATCAGCATCCGCCATATACATCTTATTGTTAAATTGAGCCATGCTGACCTTTTGGTCGTACGCAGTATAAAATCCGTCAGCCCATAATTGGTTTTCATTATCCCAGGTTCTTGTGGCTCCGGTAAGGCTATTCCAAATGTCATCATTTGCATGCAATTGGGCATTGCCATTTGAATCAATTGTATAAAGTCTTCCCTGTGTAACCGTTACAAGTCTTTCGTAATCCGGAGTATCATAATATCTAAAACCGCCCAATGATCCCTCTTGGCTTGTGGTTGAAGTACAAAATGATTTAATTCCCCTCCTTGTTTCCAGGCTTCCCGCTGGAGACAAGATCATATTGTTTAACTGCTGGACTTGATTTTCTGCCAATAGGTCTGATTGGAGTGCGCTGACTTGGCCTCCATCAAATATTCTGGTTGCGTCAAACGCAATCAGATCATCCAAATTATCTGAGTAATAAGGCATAAAGCCTCCTTACGAAAGGAACATTTGCTCTACTGTCAATTCGCCAAGATTGTTGGGTGTAATTTGCTTAATCCCTCCAACCTGGCTTAATTCATAATTTGCCATTGCCGCAAGGTTTGTGCTTGCTTCTTGGGTAATTGCCTGCGCTTTTGCGTATTGACGCTCACGTTCCAGACCATCGGCATGAGTTAAATCAAGAACAATATTGTGAACATGTGGAAGACGAAGTTCATCATTCAATGCATCTGTAGATGGAGGAAAATCTACAACAATATTTGTGCGCGTAAGACATTTTAATTTTTCAATAACCCTCAATGGTGTTGTTCCAGCAGTTTTTAATACCGGATAAACATCCAATTGAGCCACGCCAGAAGTATTTCTTCCCTTGAAATAATATGAGGCAGGATCTCCAGTTCGAGCATCATCAAGGATTCCTGGGTCTTGGCTTATGATGGTCGCAAAATCAATAGCTTCAATTTCAATGTCATTGTAGGCAATCGAAAGCGGAGTTTCTACATTTGATCCAAGTGTTACAGTCCGATTTGTACCAAGCGAATATGTTGAGCTAGTAACAGTTTCACGCCAAGGCGCAAAATCCCATACGCGCCTGTAAGCCAAGCTTGCGGCTTTTTGCAGGAATGTGAGAGTTTCTGTATCTGTCTTTCCGATCTTCTGCCCTGCGTATTGGGCTATTTCAGATAGTGTCATTTAGCACCTCCGGCCAGACAGACTTGATTTCTTCGGGCGTGGTACCTGGTATTTCGGTTAAAGTTACATCCCTCAACGCCTGTTTTTTGCTGGCGATCTCAGCCTGTTTAGCTTGATCACCGGATTCAACAGCGCGCATAAAATCAATGTCGAGCGATGCAAGTTTGGACTTGCGTGCTTCACGCCACTTGTTCTTCCAAATTGCCTTTGCTTTATCTGCATTAAATTTAAGTCCACCATTTACTTCTAAAGCCATTGCAAATTCAATGTCTGTTGGAAATTGGGTGTTGTCGATTACAAGGCTTTCAACTCCATTAGGAATGTTTAATGCAATAAATTCTTGAATTTTAGAATCATCCTCAAGAAGTGGATTAATAATTTTAATTCCAGAATCGTTATTATGAATGATGATTTTAGCCATATTATGATCCAAATACTACGACTGAAATATAGGCCAAGTCCGTTTTGATTGCGCCTGTATCAGAAGAATAAATTCTCATTGATGATGCTGTTGTAATTTCAGCATTTAATACATAATTATATGTTGCACCATTTCCATCAACTGAAAAAGCCATTCCGGTTCCTATTGATGTATTGAAATTTACAGTATAGTCACCAGTATTATTTCTTGCTACCGAGAATATATTAAAAGAATTTCTTACAGCAAGTGTTACGTTTCCATTGAAATTAACCCATCCCTTGGCAACTCTGCTTGCAACATTCGTTGATTCACTTGTGCTTGTGGAAAGAGATCCGTAGTAAACGCTGTTTGTACCAATCGAGCCACCAACAGCAGATGTGCTTACCGATGTTACTCGGCCTTTGGCATCAATATTTATGATTGGATATGATGTTGCATCACCATAACTTCCAGATGTTGCACCGCTTGTAGAAAGCGTTCCGGTTCCGCTACTGATTGTAAAGTCACCGGCAAGTGTAGTTGTAAAATTACCAATTGTCCCTGTCGTGCTTTTTAGCGTTGCAATCGTTCCAGTAGTGCTATTGATTGCACCAGAGTAAGTGCCAACGCTGATCGTTGCCGTACTCGCCGTAAGCGTCTGGATCGTTCCATTGGTAATGCTGGCTCCGGTGGAATTGGTTGTACCGGCAGTAAGGTTTGTAATCGTGCCAAGCGTAGAAGTTGTTGTTCCAGCCGTAAGATTTGGAATTGTTCCTGTGGTAATTGTCGCGCCCGTGCTTAAGGTATAATTGCCCGTTCCATTTGTATAAAGCAGACTTTGTGCATTTACGTTTGTATATGTACCCGTGCTGAGTCCATCTTGAAACAATTCGCTTACAACAACAGACCTGGGGGCATCACTTGCCGTAAGGCTTGAATCTGCAATCAAAAGCTTGTCTGTTTGTTTTACATTTGTAAGGGCAGTTTGATCGGTAATCAAAGCCTGATAAACATCCAAGCCATCGACAAGGTTGTGCAACCCAGCGGAAGTAACTGTGCCATTGGTGGCGAACGTCTGTGAGCGATTAAATTTGATTGCCATATATTAAATATATCTAAATGCAGATGCGTGTAAAATTCCTGTTCCAATAGTACTTGCTGTATTTGAAGAACAATTAAGAATTGTATATCTGGCAACATTCGTTGCCTCTGTTCTTAGTGAAAGCAAAAGCCCACCTGGAGTTCCACCACTTGCTCCGGCAAGTGATGTCAAACCACCAAGAATAATATCGCTGTTCCCAATTCCGGTCATTGTAAATGTTCCTGTTGAAATATTTGAGCCATTTGTAGTTGTGTTAATATCCGAAATTGTCGCACCAGTAAATGCTGTGGTTGTGTAGGTCATTGAAGTAAGAGTTGACCCTGATGCACCAACCTTCAATGATCCTGTTGTAAACTGTCCGGAGAAGCTTCCAACTGTTCCAAATACTGTTCCAACGCTTTCTGTACCAATACTAGCTGTCGAGCATGACAACGTGCCAATTGTTGCAGTTCCGGTGGAAATTGTAACATGCGATCCAAATGTAACTGCGCCGAGTTGGAGCGGAATCGTGGCCGTGCTAATCGTAGCCGTGCTAATCGTGGCTGTTCCAATGCTCGATGTGCTATTTGAAAGCGTGCCAATAGTAATCGTTCCGGTGGCCGCTGTTATGGTTGATCCAAAAGTAACAGGCCCAAGAAGACGGCTATTGCTAGAAACTGTGAACGATCCGGTGCTTTGCACCTCGGATGTGGAAAGAGAAAGGGCTGATGTTCCTGAGCTATCCCCGCTGGTAATTGCTTGAAGAGATCCAGAAATAGGGCTTGTAGACGCAACTTTAAGAAGCTGTGGGTAGCTGGTCGCAATGTTCTGTGTACCAAGTGTAGGCATTTAATCTCCTATCCGTTAAAGCGGTTTTTAAGGACATCCCAGGCCATTGAACAGATTAGCCCAATCAAGCCAGCAACAGCCAGAAGCCTCGTCCGGAGGTGTTCCAGCGCAGATAATCTATTAGCAACATCCCCGTGGAAAGCAAGTGACCTTTCTACCATAGCGTAAAGCTGAACTTGACGCTCCTCCATC